AGTAGGCATACCATCTTGAAAAACGTCGACAGGCTCGTACCCCATTCGGGGTACGAGCCTGTACTTTATTGGTTGCACATAGTGAGTCAATGTTAACAAATTGTTTACAATTTAGACTAATCTAATTCATAACTTACCAGTATAATGAATATAAAGATAAAGGAAGGGAGTCACCACAATGAAAATAAAAGATTTATTCGGAGTTTTTTATTGTATACTCAAGATGTATCATTATATAACTCATGTGGTATACTTGAGTGGGAAGGCGAATTTAAACACGTTCCACATAGATATTTTGAGTGTATAATAAACAATATGTATTCAGTCCCAACGATTGACACGTGTAGTTTTATTGTTATTAACTTTAAAAAGAATTATACAAGAGGATAGAAGGGAGGTAGCTACACAATGCACGCTCAATATTTAGAAGTAGTTAAAACACTAATACAAACATCACCAGAGTTTATTAATTGTAGAGTTGAAACATATATTGAACCCTCAATATCATCAACAATTTTTTATATATACGCTGACGGCTATAAGCACATATTTAAAGCACCCTTTGGATTACTTGAGTCCAATCTCACGGCTACAGCTTTAGCACAAATCATAGTTGATGAAGTAATAGAATGGAGGGATAAGTTAAATGAAGTTTAAAGAATTGCTCACAGTTCTTGATACCGATGCATATTTGAATATTGTATCAAGTGAGCAACAATGGATGTATGAAGGTAAAGCTATTTTTATTATAATGGAGGATTAATAATGAACATATATGAAGTATTAGTTATAGTGACATTCGTTGTAGTTACGATAATAATGATTAGTCAATATATTGACAGTGAAGTGCCAAGGGTGTGTGATGTATTACAGTTAATGAATATATTACCTTGCTATGAAATAAAAGCATTTAAAAACGGAAGGCGCATAAATACTAGTGAATTGATAGAGCATATCAATAGCCCTGTTAAAGCTCATGAAATGAAAGAAGGTATTCTTTACATAGAAATTTATTAACTAGCAGTAACCAAGCTGAGGGGTGGTGCAATCCCACCCACTAGTCTTTGCACCAATGGTGCATGTTACAACAAGTTACAAATCAAACTCATTACAAAAAACAAGGAGGAAAATTAAATGAGAAGACCATCAGTAACAAGGACAATCAGTACACTAAACATCACAGTATTAGGCTTGGACACAGATTTGTGCGAGCCTATGACCAAAACTTACCCAATTTATGCGAGTGAAGCACCGAAAGATGAAGCTAAGTTGTTTAATTACATTCGTAAAATGTATGAAACAGACACCTTTAAAATCTCAGCAATTACGGACAAGGAAGCAGTCACAAAGACATATACCATGCCACTTAGCAAGTATATTGAAGAAGCAGAGGAACTATCAACAGACAAAGTAGACAAAGCAGACACAGCACAGTAAATAGGAGGTCAATATCATGTTAACAAAGAAAGAATTATTTAATGCAAAGGTATCATCAAAGAAAATTGAGAAGGGATTACAGATTGATGTTGTTAATGTCGGCACATATGATGATACTGACAAGGACGGTAATCCCGTAGCAGTATCAGTGCTTGTTGATAAAGACGGAGCAGTTTTTACAAGCATTTCTAAGACTATTAATGAAGCGTTAGATATGCTTGCGGATATTATATCAGATGATGGACATGCCCTCATAGAGGTATGTGAGAATACATCCAATAGTGGTAGAAAATTCTACCAGTTAATGATACTTTAATTATTTAGAGTATTTATTAATAAGGGGGGGATTTTACCCCCCTTTTTATTTATAATCATAGGAGGTTTAAAGTGTATGGGTAAGACAACTAAGAAGTCGCAACTTTTGAAGGAATATAATAAAGAGCGAAATCGAATTAAAAGGTTTATTAGAAATGCTGAGAAAAGAGGTTATGTATTCGAACCCAACCTTATTCCTCCAAAACCAAAAACTATCACAAGTGGTTCAGTAAGAAGGCTATCAAAAATTCGTCCTGCGCAGCTTTATAACAAAGCTTATGCCATCAGTGCAGTAACAGGACAACCAATAACAGTAGAGCAGAGAAAAAGAGAAATAAGAGAAGAAGCGACTAGAAAAGCATGGGAAACTAGGAGAAGAAAAAAAGACCAAGAGGACTATAATCGAATTAAGTCTGACAAAGAATGGCAAGAAACGTTTCATGCCTCAAAATTAGTATGGGATAAAGTACAGTCCATGATAGCAAACGTGGGTGTTCAACAATCCGCGTCAGCAGACTTGTTAAATAATCTTTTAAACTCAGAAATTGAAAAGTATGGCATAGACAGTGTTCTGTATTCCATAGCACAAGCAAGTGAGGATTTTTTATCAACTTGTGAAGTTATAATTAAATATCATCCAAGTAGTGATGTATCAAGAACTGCCGTACAACATTTATATACGTTAATAAGTGGCAATTTACCAAGCGATTCAGAACAGGCAGAAATTGATAAAGCATTAGCCAGTGATGAAACGTGGGAAGAAATATGAGAAAGCAAATGAAATATATGGTAGGTGATTTTGAAACCACTGTATATGAAGGTCAAACTTTCACTGAAGTGTGGGCTTCTGCGGTTGTCGAGCTAGGCACAGAGGATGTTAAAATTCATCATTCAATTAGAGAGACATATAATTACTTATATAACTTAAAACAGAATATATGTATATATTATCATAACTTAAAGTTTGACGGTTCGTTTTGGCTATCATTCTTACTAGCAGATTTGAAATATGAACAAAAACTTTATGTAAACCCTAATAATGATAGTGATGTACACTTTTTAAAAGAAAAAGATTTAACGCCAAAATCTTTTGTGTATTCAATCTCAGACATGGGGCAGTGGTATAGTATACTTATCAAGACACCATACGCATTGATTGAGATTAGAGATAGCTTGAAGCTTTTGCCGTTTTCAGTTGAACAAATAGGGAAAAGTTTTCAAACAAAGCACCGAAAATTAAATATGGAATATAAAGGGCATAGATACGCAGGTTGTCCGATTACAGATAACGAAAAACGATATATTGCTAATGATGTCCTCGTAGTTAAAGAAGCATTAGAAATTATGCAAGCTGAGGGGCACTTAAAACTTACTATCGGCTCGTGTTGTCTCTCTGAATTTAAAGCTACACTTGACAAACAAGACTATCAAGCATTTTTTCCCGATTTAACACAGTTTAAATTAAACCCACTTGAATATAAATACTCAAACGCAGACGAGTATATAAGACATTCATACAGAGGAGGTTGGTGTTATTTAAAGAAGGGATGCGAAAACAGAATTTACACTGAGGGTATTACAGCAGACGTTAATAGCTTGTACCCATCTATGATGCACTCAGAAAGTGGAAATTATTACCCATACGGTCAGCCAGTTTTTTTCAAAGGTAAAATTCCACCAAAATGTCTTACAGACCAATATTATTATTTTGTTCGGATTCGCACCCGTTTTTACTTGAAAGAAAATAAATTACCATTTATACAGATTAAAGGAAGCTTTTTCTATAAGGCTAATGAAATGCTTGAGACATCTGATATAGTTGATAAAGATACAGGAAATGTATGCACATGGTACAAAGATATTGATGGAAATATTAAAAAAGCTATTGTTGAAATGGTACTTACTCAAACTGATTTTGAACTTTTACAAGAGCATTACAACCTTGTAGATTTTGAGCTATTGGATGGATGTTATTTTAGAAGTATAACAGGAATTTTTGACGAGTATATTAATAAGTATAAGGAAATTAAACAAAATAGTACAGGGGCAAGGCGAACACTAGCAAAACTCTTTTTAAATAACTTATATGGAAAACTTAGCAGTTCGGATATATCCTCTTTTAAAGTGGCAAGAGAGAAGGACGATGGCTCACTAGGTTTTACAACATTTGAAGAACACGAAAAGAAAGTTATGTATATCGCAATAGGTTCAGCTATAACAAGTTATGCTAGAAATTTTACTATTCGAGCGGCACAGCAAAACTATAAATATTTTGTATACTCCGACACGGATAGCATACATTGTTGCACTACAAAGAAAAATATTAAAGGAATCAAAATACACCCTTCTAATTTTTGTTGTTGGAAGCTCGAGAGCTTTTGGAATGAGGCTGTTTTTGTTCGTCAGAAAACTTATATTGAGCATGTTACGCATGAAGATGAAGAACCAATTAATGAGCCATACTATAATGTAAAATGCGCAGGTATGCCCGATAGGTGTAAGAATTTATTTCTTAAATCAATGGAAGGGGTAACAGATGAAGAACTAGAGAAATACCCCACAATTCAACAGGACTTTTTGAAAACTAAGAGAACGCTTGCAGATTTTAAACAGGGGATGGAAGTCTATGGAAAACTGCGGCCAGTGAGAATAAGGGGTGGTATAGTATTACAGGAGACAACTTATAAAATGAGATAAAATGTTTGATACACTGTATCAATGTAGAAATGCATGGCAACGTGAAACATAACAAAAGAGACGGAATAAAATCCGTCTCTTTAATATATCTATAACGTTAATTCTTAATGCATGGGTAGGCAAACACCCAACTACAAAGATGTGTCTTATATTTCAAAGAGCCTTCCACACCAATGTTACAAAAATAACTAACGCAGATACCATTAATAATAAGCTAGAGCTTTAAGTATACATTCTTTACAGTCAAGAGAATAAAATCTAAAACACCCTCTATCAAAGAAGTATCTCATATAGTCAATTAACCAAGCATTATTTTTGAGCATTACATAATTAATATTGTGGTCATCTGTTGTAACCGAAATTCTTTGTTTAAAATCTGTATCAACTTTTTTGTCACAGTAAACTATACTTTCCTCTTCAAACATTTTAACGCCATATTCTTCACCCTTATATTTAAGTGTACATAAATACCGACTCTGACCGTTCATTTTTTCGATGAAAGCATTATTATCATTTAGGTAGACATTCTGTGACGCATAGGCTACATAATTGGACTTGTTGAACGCTCTATTAAAAAGTGAGTTTTCTTGTAACTTAGAGGCACTTTCATTATATCCTTGTTCAAGAACAAAACCATCGCCACGTAAAAACTTCACTTCAGATGTCAGTCTGTCAGTAATATCTAATGCTGTGTAATACGGATTAAGAATTGTTACAGCATTTGAAATCATTATAACAGGAACATATCTAACTTGGCTATTATTACCCCTTGCTATTGAAGTATGAATACTTATAAATTTACTGACTTCATCAGCACAATAATGGTTAGTTTCGGACTGGAATTCATCAAGAAGTATTCTTGATACATCACTCAGATAGTGCGAATACTTTTTCACTTTATCCGCACAATTTAGTGCGACAGCATAGCCGCAGGATTTTCCCTCATCCTCTTCATCGTATGCACTGCACAGAAATAATTCATACATTTTACTATTGCCGATTTGTACAGATTTCATAGTGTATGCCGAGAAAAAAAGATTATGAATATCTTTAAAGAATTTGTCCGCGGAGTCCTTTAACTCGTCTTGAAATCTGTACAGTAGACAAAATTTCTCATTATACTTTAAAAAGCGATTAATTAGATACCTATTAAAATATGTAGTTTTTCCTGCACTTCTATTTGATGTTGATATATAAATTTCGGGTACATTTCCGTTAATATCTTTCATGCTTAATAGCTTAGTGCCATCATAGTATTTTATTTCTTTCATTTATCCACTTCCTTTATTTAATTATATCAAATTATCAACAATTTGTCAAATTAATGTTGATAATTTGTGGATAATATGTTATAATAAGAAAAAAGAAAGGAGGTCACTATTATGGTTAACGATTTATCAACATTAATTTCCACGCTTGGTTTTCCCATAGGAATGTGTTTAATTATGTGCTATTACATTAACAAAATTAATGACGCACATAAGGAAGAGACAGACAAGTTTGCAGAAGCACTCAACAATAATACAGTTGTACTTCAAAAACTTTGTGATAAGCTTGATAGTGGGGTTAATATAAATGACAAGTAGTGATATTGTAACAACAGCTAGAAGCTATCTCGGAAAGCCCTACGTATGGGGCGGAGAGTCTGAGTCTGAGGGTGGATATGACTGTAGTGGTTTTGTATATTCTGTACTTAATAAGTGTGGCATGAAAGTACCAAGAACTACAGCACAAGGCTACTCAGCGTTAGGCAAAACAGTAACAAATATTCAAAGTGCTGATTTACTTTATTTCGGTAAATCAACCAAGAGAATTACTCACATAGCAATCGCTATTAACAGTACACAAATGATTGAATCGATAGGGAATAGTAAAAACACAAAAACAAACAAGGGTAAGGGTGTTTCAATTACTAATATTTCTCACCGAAACGACTTAGTGCTTGTTAAAAGAATTGTTGATTATAAAAAGGAGAAATTAACAACTATGTCTTTATTGAAAAAAGGTACTAAAAATAACGATGTTACTGTATTCGAGATACTAATGTCAAAGTTAGGGTATTATACAGGTTCAATTGATACTCAATATGGTAAAGGCTGTGTATCTGCATGTATTAATTATCAGAAAGACCATAATCTTTTACAGGACGGTGAGTGTGGCAACAATACATGGAAATCACTTCTTAGTGAGGTAATTTAATGTCATGGGTAGTTATTGAAGGTACTAAGAAGTATCTGACACAAGCGCAGATGGAAAATAACGCTGTAGAGTTTAACGCTTATTTTACTGGAAAATACACACTTGAAAGTATATGTGGTATGCTCGGAAATGTTCAGAGAGAAAGCGCCTTAAACCCCGGCTTAAAAGAAACAGCAAGTGTATCTAGTGGGTGGGGGCTAATTCAGTGGACGCCATCGTCAAACCTCACTGACTACGCACGCGCTCAAGGTAAGGATTGGAAAGATGGCAACTTACAGTGTCAACTTATTAATGCCGAAGTACTTGAAGGCTATGGCGACCAGTGGAAACCGACTAAAAGCTATCCGTACACAGGACAACAATTTTCACAGCTTACGAATGTTGAGGAAGCTGTGAAAGCTTACTGTTTTGAACGTGAGCGTGCAGGAGTTCTTGCACTCGATGAAAGAATACAGAACGGAAAGAATTGGTTCGAGTATCTTAGTGGTGCGCCTGTACCGCCCACACCCCCCACACCGCCCACACCATCAACAAGAAAACATTTACCTATTTACATGATGTTGCGCAGACGATTTTAAGGAAGGAGAATGATAATGGCTAAATTATCAAAAAACGAATTAATCGAAAAAATAAAAAAATATGTCGGTGATAGAACGGATGACGAAACAATTGAGATTATTGAGGATATATCCGACTCAATCGACTCGTCCGATTCTGACGAGTGGAAGAAGAAATATGAAGAAAATGACAAAATGTGGAGGGACAAATATATTTCAAGGTTTTTTGAAAAAAATGACGAGGAAATTGAAGACCCTACAAACGATGATGATGAGAAGGAATATAAAACATTCGAGGATTTATTTGAAGAGGAGGAAAAATAATGGCAAAAAGAATAGCAAGTAGCACTTTAAATGCTACAACACTTGACATTTTAAATGTTATCAGACAAAATGCATCATATGACTATCAGCAGAATGTACCTGTTGTTGATAAAGCGAGTGATATTCCTAAAGTAGGTGAAGTTATTTATGGTACACCTGCTTTTGCAAATCAGTTTATTAATGCTTTAGTAAACAGAATTGCAATAGTTAGAGTACAGAGTGCAACCTTTAATAACCCTTATAGCCGTTTGAAAAAAGGATATTTGGAGTTTGGCGAAACCGTAGAGGATATTTTTGTTTCTATTGCTAAAGCTGTAGATTATACACCTGAGAAAGCCAGTGAACGTGAATTTAAGCGTACGTTACCCGATATTAGAAGTGCTTTCCATACAATGAACTGGCGAGTAATGTACCCAGTTACTATACAGGATGAAGATTTAAGACAGGCTTTTCTAAGCGTTGATGGTGTTACGAATTTAATTGCTAAGATTGTAGACGGTGTATACACGGCCGCAGAGTATGACGAGTTTTTACTCTTTAAATACCTTTTAATTAAGGCTATTTCACATGGTAAAATGAAGGTAACAGCTATTGAGAGTGACACAGATTTAACTGCATCTGCTGTAGCATTTAGAAGTGCTTCAAATATTTTACCATTTATGAATAGTGAATACAACGAAGCACATGTTAAAACTAACACACCAAAAGGCAGACAGATTATTTTCATGGATTCTAAATTCAATGCACAGTATGACGTTAATGTTTTGGCGAGTGCATTTAATATGGATAAAGCAGACTTCATGGGTAAACTGTTTTTGATTGATAACTGGACTGATTTTGACAACGAGCGTTTTGACATTATCAGAGCAAATTCAGATGGTATTGAGGAAATTACACCCGCAGAACTTGCACTGTTAAATGATGTTAAAGCAGTACTTCTTGATGAAAACTGGTTTCAAGTTTATGACAACAATAATAAGTTTACTGAGCAGTATGTAGCTAGTGGGCTTTATTGGAATTATTTTTATCATGTATGGAAAACAGTTTCAAGCTCGCCTTTTGCAAATGCTATTGTATTTGTAGATAAGACAGCAGATATTGCATTGCCAGTTTCATTAACTTGCGAGTGTATTAATAAAGATATCTCTGATGAAGCTATTGTTTTAGCTTTTAATGCTGACACAGACGGAGCAAGTCTTAAACCGAATAGCGTACATTTTGTACAGACGGAAGCTCTTACAAGTAAGCAAATTGCTGTACAGAAATATGGTGTTGTAATAATTCCTAAGAGTGCAGACACAGAGGAGATTACTATTGTAGCAGAGATTGAAGGCACAGAATATACTGCGACAGAAACGACAACAAGTGCTATAAATGTGGGTGATACTCTTACATTAAATAAAGGATGATGAACAATGTACATAGTACCAGATAGTGAGGTGTACATGCTGAGTGGAATACCACTTTCCACTCAGCAGAAACACACAATTTATTTTTCAGATAAGAAAACACAATCAAGTTATTTTATTAGTAAAGCCAAAAAGCATTTTAATAAAGTATCTTACAATAGAGTTAATAAGGGTAAATGCCGTTTACAAGCTACGGCAGACTCATTATATGACTGCAATTACATGATGTTTCAAAACTCAGCTTTTAGCACACGATGGTTTTATGCATTTGTGACAGGGATTGAGTATATTAACAATGTTACGGCCGAGATAACCTTTCAAATTGATGTTTTGCAGACTTACTGGTTTGACATCGAAAGAAAAGAATGCTTTGTTGAAAGAGAACATTCAGTTAGTGATAAAATTGGTGAGCATATCTTACCCGAAAATGTCGAGTGTGGCGAGTATGTTTACAACGGTAAAGTTCAGTTAATCGGACTAGGCTCTTTAAGTACTTGTACCATGGTACTACTTGCCACAACAGGGGGGTATCTATACGATGGTGTTTATAGTGGCTATCAAATAAAAGCCTTTGCTAACACAGAATCAGGTAGTAATAATCTTACTAATTTTTTAAATCAGTACTTAACTACTCCCGAAAATATATTAGCTCTTTACACATGTCCTACAGATATACTACCTGTTGATGTTACGGACGAAGGGGTTAATATTACATTTACAGGGAACACCAACCCAATAAATGTTACTGGTGTACCAATTAGTAATACTGACACAATAAATGGCTACACACCGCGAAACAAGAAACTATACACTTATCCATTCAATTTTAATGAAGTAAGAAATAATTGCGGACAAACATTAATCCAACGCTATGAATTCTCAGAAAATCTTACACCATATTATAACATAGTTGGTAACATGACAATGCCAGTACAAGAAGTGCTAAGACTTGACCGATACAAGTCCACAGAAACCACAGGCACAGACAGAATGGATATGACAGAAACAATCACACTTGACAGCTTCCCTTTATGTTCATGGAATGTAGACGCATTTAACGCGTGGGTTGCTCAAAATGCTGTACCAATTACAATCAACGCTATTCCGTCCGCCCTTCAAACTGCTACGGGAATGATTACTGGACAGTCAAGTAACTCAGCACTGGGTAGTGTGCAAAATATATTAACAAGTGCTTATACAGCGAGTATCTCCGCTAATGATGTAAAGGGTAATTATGCAACTAATAATGCGCTATTCGGTAAAGGACAAGTGTGTTTTGAAGCTCAACGAAAGTCTATCACTGCTGAGTATGCAAAGGCGATAGATAAGTATTTTGATGTGTTTGGCTATGCCTGTCATACAACTAAAATACCTAATGTGTCAAGTAGACCACATTGGAATTATACAAAAACTGTTGATTGTACAATAGTTGGCGGAGCACCTAGTGACGATATAGCCTTGATTGAAAGTTATTTTAACAGTGGAATAACGTTTTGGAAACATCCTAGTGAGGTTGGTAATTATTCGCTTGATAATTCAGTTTAGAAAGGAGGGAGATAAAAATGAGTAAAGCAAGAAAAGCAAGACGAATCAAACAGAGAACAGCTTTTAGTGACAGTGTATTTTATCAACTTTACACGTTTGACCAATACTTAGATTTATTTACAGAAATCGCAATAAGCTCGTTTGAATGGACTGGACTACCTAGTACTATAGATGCTAGATTTATTGAAGTTGGACTGTACGAAAATAAAGCTATGCTGTATTTTAATGATGATGTTATGGGTAATCTATGCTTGCGTGTTATGCTAGGAGGACAACTTGACGTTTATAACATACCATTATATAGACGTGCTTATGCTTCTAATGGGTATCAGCGTAGCTGTGGCCGGGATGATAGTGTTATTATATGGGATAACATGACCCATTGGTGCTGTAAAGATAAGATGTCAATATATGCTAAGAGACTGGCCGAACTTGACGCAAGTATCGATATTAACTGTAAAGCTCAAAGAACACCTATTTTAATTAAAGGCAGTGAACAACAGCAATTAGCTTTAAAAAATGCTTATATGCAATATGACGGAAATCAACCTGTTATTTTTGGTAATAACGATTTTATGGATGGTGACAGAAGCTCATTTGGTGTATTTACTACTGGTGCGCCTTTTGTGGCTGATAAGTTATATGAATTAAAAGTTAATCTATGGAATGAAGCTCTCACTTATCTCGGTGTATCAAACATTAGTATTCAGAAAAAAGAACGAATGATTAAGGACGAAGTGCAAAGGCTTCAAGGCGGTGTAATGGCTAACAGATATTCTAGAGAGTTTGCAAGGCAACAGGCTTGTGAGCAGATTAACAGAATGTTCGGTACTCAGATAAGCTGTCACTTCCGTGATGTATTCAATCAGAATGATGACAGGAAGGAGGATGACGATGAGTAAATATACAACACAGGTTAGATTTATTTGTGAAACAAGTGCAAAGCTTACAGAGTCGAGTGGATTCAATAACATTGAAGATATACTGGATAGGTCTTGGAACAAGATTTTTAGTGACTTTCCTATTTTTGACGAGCAATATCGAGCAGAACTTTGTAAGAAGATTTTAAGGCATTACTACACAAGAGAGATATGTTGCGAAACTGTAGGAAGATGGAAGTTGTTTTTAAGCGATAAAATGAAAAACATAATGCCTTATTATAATCAGCTTTATCAGAGTGAATTGTTAAAAATTCAACCGTTAGTTAGCGTGGACAGGAGTGTTACACATGAAGGCCGTGGAAGCGAAACCAAAACCACTAACAGAAATGGTACTAATAGTAGCACTTCAAGAACGGATGGGAGTACCGATACTTGGAGCTATTACAGTGATACACCACAGGGCGGTGTTGACGGACTTGATAGTAACGATTATTTAACAAACGCCACACACAATTTAGGTACGGATGGTACGAGTAGTACGCTAAACGGAACAACTACCGATAATGAGACAGGAACAGGAAATAGAAGCGACAGCTATGTTGACAAAGTTTTAGGCTATGATGGTAACCAATCAGAAATGTTACTAAAGTTTAGGGAAACGTTTTTAAATATTGACATGATGATTATTGATGAGCTTAAAGATTTATTCTTTACTTTATATTGAGAAAGAGAGGTAATAAGATATGTGTATTAAGAAAGACCCTGCAAATTTTAATCCTAATGTTGAGATACCAACAAAAGTTGATGGTTTTAGGTATTGGTGTCAAAAAGTTTTGCCACTTGTTTATGATGATAGCCTGAGCTATTATGAATTGTTATGCAAAGTTGTAAACTATTTGAATAACACTATTGCGGATGTCAATACTTTAAGTACTGATGTTGATAATCTTAATAAAGCTTATATTAAGTTACAGGATTATGTAAACGATTATTTTGATAGCTTGGATGTTCAACAAGAAATTAACAAGAAGTTGGATGAAATGGCAAACGATGGAACTTTGCAACGTTTAATCGGTAATTACATCAATAATATGAAAATTGGAAATATTCTTAATTATGGCGCGGATAGCACAGGGCTCACAAATTCAACTGATGCCATTATAGAATGCGCACAAAATTATGATGTAATTTATTTCCCTAATGGGAAGTATTTATGTGACAATTTAACTTTTACTGACAAAGAAATTTATGGCGCTAATGCTACTATTATAAATCACAACACTTCGGGTTATGCAATTACCTTAAATGATAGTACAATGTCAAATATTACACTACAATCTGACTATAATGCCGAAAATAAATTAAATGGAATTTTATCTACATCAACATTAGGCGCAGGTAATTTGCAAAAAGAAATTTTATCAAACGTCTTTGTCACACATTTTGGTGGTGACGGTATAACTTTCAATAACACAGCTAATATCACAAATTGCAGAGTTGAATATTGTAATGGTAAAGGGATATATTTAAAATCCACCGATAACATTTTAAATAACTGCACAACCCTTTGTACTGGCGATAATGGAGTAAATACTACTAATGCTAGTGTTATTAATGGTGGTGCTTATTATTGGGGCGGTGTTAAAAATGGTGACTTAAATACAACAAGCTCTATTCCTAACTTAATTGTCAAAGGCTCAAATAGCTTAATTAACACAAAGCTACAAGACAGTTTTAAAAGACAAATGGTGCTAGCTGATGACGCACGTGGTAATATAATAAACATTTCAAGTAGTTCGTGTGGCGAAAATACTTTTGATGGTATTCCAATTGATATAAGGGGCGCACATTTTAATAAAATTACATGTTGTTATGGTAATGGCTTTGTAAATTCACAGATAAAGCAATTAATAACTATGTATGGTAATGCATTTTATAATGATATTAACATCTCATTCACAAATGGTGCTGACACTCAGGCATACAACCTATATTCAATAATAAACTTGAATGAAATAAACCACACAAATAAAATCACTGTCAACAATATAGACTATAGTAAAAAGCCAGAGACATTTAATGCTATAAGGGATAATGATGGCGTTCTACTTGATACATCATTCAATAACATTTATGGATTTACTCTTGAACCCTTTGCCGTGAGTGAAACATTGAATTCATTTTACATTTCATTAGACTTAAAATTAACAAAGCCTACTGATAATATAACTTGGACTGCTACATTAAACACAACAGGTGGGCATAAAATTCCAGTCACAACATTTGTAAACAAATATAATAATCAGCCGTGTTGTGCTTTTATAAACTTCAATGAACCAGTAAGAAACCTCACTGTAATAGCTAATAAATTAATTAGCGGTTCTATAAACAGTGCTTATTTTAGTTATACTAAATAATCTAAATCAAAAACAGTTAGGTGCAGGAGACACCTATTGGTGTATTTCTTCCTGTACCTAAATGTGGGAACGAGCCTGTCGACGTTTTTCAAGATGGTATGCCTACT